CGAGCTCGTCTACTCGAGTGGCTTGATTACCCTTAGATCGTGCTTCGGCGTCACGATGTGCTAATTGCTGCGTAAGTTGGCGAGGGCTAGTAAACAATCCGCTATATCCAACAGCAGTAAATCCGGCCACATCAGTTAATACAAAAGCACCGTCAGGTTGGCGACCAAATATAACTGCAGGTTTACCGTCCCATTTAACTGAAGTTGATGTTTTGGTATTATCTTTAAGATGATCAATTACAGCCAAGGCATCTTTTATCCCAGCTGTACCACGCCTGAATACCAAATCTTCTATGTGTTCTATACCTTTGGCTTTTCCACCTTGTACTTGGGTATCTTCAATTAGCTGTGTCATTTTTTGATTGACAATGCGGTCTCGTAGTCTTGCCAAAAAGTTAACATCGCTTTCGCCGCGAGTTTCAAAAAATGGTACACCTTCTTTACTAAAGAATGCTCTAGCATCGGCCAACTTTAAATCTCGCTGTGAATCATTTTGCAAGGCCTGTACCATGGTTTCTACGCTATATAAATCTTCTTTGGTAGCAGATTTGCCTAATAAAAGTTTTGCAATTTTGTCCGGATCAGTTTCTACTACTTGGTTACTATCCCGACTTACAAGACCTTCACGAGGGACAATTTTATATCCCAAGGGTTTCCCAATACTGTTAAACATAATATGCCGATCTCGACCTGAATACTCTGAATTTGCCGGAGCCGATAAAAAGAATTTACCTACTCCCAAATTTTTCATAAACATAAAATCTGTTTGTACATATCCTTTATCAGGATTACCAGCAATGGGTGTTTTAAAATGTATTTGTCCGCCACCTTTTTTAACGTAATCTCTGGGATTAAGTTGATGACTATTACACCACTGTGTAAGTTCGGCGATTAACTGCTCGGGGGTTATTTTACTGCTATCAACTGCTACATCAAGATCACCGGATGTAGGTTTAAGTCCAGTTGATCCTAAAGTATTATTTTGCAAATCAAGGTCAACCATTTGTTCAAGCCAATCTAGTGTTGGTTTAACATCTATTTGATTAATACGTTGTGTCTGTATTTGCCCATCGGAATTTTTAAATACATTACCACCTTCTTTTAATATCATAGTTATTATCGCTGACGTTCAGTTATTTTATAAATTTTCATCCGTTTTCCTCACGGTGCGAGTAAACTTGCCTGGATCACGAAGTTTAATAGCATTAATTAATTTTCGTGTAAGATTATCTGCTTGTTCAGGACTGTAAGACTCATCAATCTGTTCTAGTAAGCGTATAGCACTAGTAATAATATTATTAGCACGATTTTCAATAATATGACGATTATCGCGCTCTGTATATAAACTGTCTAATTCTTCTAGAATACTACGAGTTTTCTTTTGCATTTTTGCCAGAACCTTTTTATTATTTATTACATTTTAAATTATGTAGTCTGGTTTAATTCTGCTTAATTTGTCCTAATAATTGCTTTAATTTAGCACTTTGTACATCCGCAGTAATTTTTCCAGTTTCACCTAATTCATCATCTATAGGTTCTGAATTAATTACTTTGCTTTGTGTTTTTATGCTATCGTAAATATTAGCTTTTTTAAATGAATTTATAGGGGTTGTTTCCTCAGGTAAATCCGTAATTCTCATAGTTTCAATATTATATTCTAATTCTACTTTTTGCCCAGTTCCATTACTTGTACGAGTTTTCATACATTGTAATTGATAACGCCCACGTTCTTTCATAGCACGACTTGTAAAAATACCAAACACATTATCAGCGGTATTAATTTTACTAATACCACCCGAAATATGACTATGGTCAAATTCAATTTCTTCCACTGCCGCACGATTTAACTGACTAGCGGTTACTAGTAATACTCCCAATTCTTTGGCTAAATTTCGCAATTCTTCCGACACATATTTGTCTTTGACAAACAAATCGTTGGGACTAACTTTGGCACTAACTGGCATTAATAAATCTAAATAATCAACCATTACAAAGTCAATTTTAATATCTGTTTGTACTTGTACTTCTTTTAAATAGGAGCGTACATCATTGATATTACTTTGTGCTGGTAGTGCTTTGACACGATATTGCCCGGCTTTTTTACCAAACATTTTAACTTTTAATTCGGCTGTTTCTAAATCTTTTCTGATGTCTTTAGTTGACATGCTTGATAGCATTGCATCAGTACGCAATCCAACCAATTCTTCACTAAGCTCTAAACTTATATATGCTCCACTTAGTCCTTGTTCAAGCCAGCTGATAGCAATATTCATCATTACCAAAGATTTACCCGATCCAGATCCGCCAGCAAAAATATTCAGTTCGCCACGACTAAATCCACCATATAATATTTTATCCAAAGATGGCCAGCCAGTGCTTACTTGACCGCCAGAATTAAAATATTTGTCATTACGGGCTCTAGGATCAGCAAAATAATCTGTGCCCATGTCTTTTTGTAAACTAATTTGTACGGCATCTTTAATTAATTTTTCAACCGGGTCAAAATCGCCTTTATCCAACATGTCATATGATTTAAGAATAGCTCTGCTAAGTTCTTCTTTTTTAGTAAAACCTTCAAATTCTTCCATAAACCATTCCATATTACCATCTGGTAAATCTGGCAATTCGTTTAATTTAATCCCTGATGTAGCATTAACTTGTTGTAATACCGGAAGTGATCCATGTTCTTCATAATGTTTTTTAATAAAATCAGCGGCAGTACGAATACTGCGATCGAAATTTTCGGGATTGTATATATTTTGAACGCGAACAAATGATTCAGCATCGCTGAGCATCATTTCTAAAAATAATTTTTGTACTTCTATACTATAATCTTTTAACAAGTTGTTTCCTTTTTATATCAATTTTATATTTGTTAGTTTCTCTGGCTTTTAATATAGTTAGCAAGGTCGCTATCTTACCCATACAATTTACCGCATCATTTACATCTTTAATACCTTGTGGCCATTCTGGTATACTAACAGCCCACCCCAATTCTATTGCTCTATCTACTAATGCCATACCTGCTTGGTCTTGATCTGGAACTACAGTAATAGTTTTTCCCAAACTTTTAATAACTTGCGATTGCGTGTCATTAATATTATTATGTAATACTGCCAATCCATTTATGACAAGTGCGTCAAATACTCCCTCTACTACAATGGCATGTTCCCAATTATCTTTTTGTAAATCAACTCCAAATACATATCCTTGTTGTGTGTCTGATATGAATTTAGGCTGTCGTCCATCTATATACCTGGCGCTATTTCCAACTATTAATCCGTTATGCGTAAAGGGTATGACAATACGTTTGGATTGTCTACCTTCTGCCGTAGAACTTACCATATAAGGATACGCTGTACAATCTACGCTGCGTCCTTCTAAATATTCTATATATGGAATATGATTAGGATTATTAACATCTATAAGTTCTAGCTCGGCGGGCAAATCTCGTTCTTCAAATTCTACGGCTTTAATTACATTTTTTTGATTTTCAAGCAAGCCATGCATTGTGCGATGGCGTAAACTTTCGAGATTTATTTGTTCGATAGTAACATTATCAACCCCGAACCATTCTAATAATTTTCGTGCTTTAAATGATAAACTTCTGCCGGGTATAAAACTTGCTGTGAGACCGCAATTAAAACAATGATAACTCCATCCACCTTCCGGCGTTGGTTTAATTCCTCCACGTTGTCTTTTATCTTGAGTGTTACCGCGATGAATACAACAAGGAGCATTGAATGAAATCCAACCAGAACTTGTGTGTTTTTTCTTACCGGGTAAAAAAGAAATTACATCAATCATGCTACAGTATAGCATAATTACCAGCTGATTACAACATTATCGATACATTAAATTTACAACGTATCCAGTTGATATAGCCACAAAAGCTCCAGAATTATTTGGTGGAATAGGATTTATTTGCCCGTTACTTCCGGGGCCGCCAATAGGAATTGGCCAATAACCAGAACCACCATTTATAACATTAATTCCAGTAACAGAGCCGTTTGGTCCAAGCACAGCTTCGGCACGAGCACCTGATCCGTTACCTAAAATATTAACTTGTGGCGGTGCCAAATATCCAGAACCAGGATTTTGAACAGTAATGTTAGTAACCACTCCGTCTACGCATGTGGCAAATGCGTTAGCTGGATAACCAGGTTGGTCTGGTACTGAAAAAATACTATTATTAAATCCCAAACGCAACAAAGGATACCAACCTACCACATTCATATAAATGGTTCTAGTTTCGTTATAGTAGGTAGTACTTTCGGTAATGTTATACCAAATACTTTGATAATTTTGTGCCCATTGAGCTTTTATAGTACCAGTATACCCAATTAAATCCATTTGTATAGTTGTAATATAATTTTTTGGTACTATAAAACT